CGGACAACTACAACTAAGACTAAAGCAGCCTATGCTCAGATTAATGAAGCACTATTATCTGGTGATAAGTTCCCTATCTCTGTTATGCCTACTCAAGTACCTGAGGGTATTGCTGAGTTTGCACATCTTAAACAAGATGCAGCCCCAGAAGAACAAGCTCCACCTAGTTCAGGCTTAGACGTAGGCTTTGATGGTGATGGTATGGACATCCCAGCTGGTGCTACCCAAGAGACTATAGGTACTATTATAGGTTCCAGTTATTCTAAGGGTCTTGAAGAAGAAATGTTTGAAGAAGGTAATGACGCAACTGGTACTGGTGCTCAGATCTCCCCTGCGAAGAATGCAGCCCTTAAAATGGAGAAGATGATACATGATCAACTAGGAGAGTCTAAGGCCCGTATGGGGCTTCGTAGAGCCTTGTATGAACTATGTATGTTAGGTACTGGTGCAATGAAAGGTCCATTCACTTCCACTAAGAAGGTTAATGAATGGGTAGATGGTAAGTATACTCCTAAGATCAAAGAGTTTCCTGCTGTATCCTTTGTATCCTTATGGGACTTATACGTAGACCCTAATGCCTACAACTCTGAAGACATTGAATGGATTATAGAACGTCATCGTTTGAACTTCAATCAACTATCAGAGCTAGGTACACAACCATTATTTAATAAGGCTGCTATTGATGAGTTAGTATTACAAGGTGGTAACTATACACATGAATCACATGAACATGCTATACGAGATTCAATCGAGACAGAGACTGAAGGAGATCTATTTGAAGTCCTAGAGTTCTGGGGTTACATCTCAACTCAAGATGCTGTAGCTAACTATGGCTTAGAAGTTCCAGAAGGTGCTGGTCATACAGTACAAGTAAACGTTTGGACTTCAGGTGGTAAGATAATCCGATTAACGATTAACCCTTTCCTACCTGCACGTATACCTTACTTCCTATTCCCTTATGAAGAAGATCCTTATAGCATATATGGTACAGGTATCCCGGAACTTATGGAAGACCTACAGTACTTAATGAATGGTATGACCCGCTTAGCAGTAGAGAATGCTATGTTAGCTGGTAATGTAATGTTAGATGTAGATAAGCAAGCCTTAGCTAATGAACAGGACATGAAGGTTTATCCGGGTAAGATATGGGAGAGACAGATGGGAGCTACAGGTAATGCTGTTAATGCCATCGAGATTCCTTTCGTTGCTCATCAGAACATGCAGATGTTTTCACAGTTTAGACAGATGGCAGATGAGGCTACAGGTATTCAAAGTATACTTCATGGTCAGACAGGTGTAGCAGGTACAGGACGGACAGCTAGCGGGCTGTCAATGCTAATGGATTCAGCATCAATGAGTATCAAGAACGTCATCAGAAATATAGATGATCACTTGCTAAAGCCTCTTGCGTCCAGCTACTTCCAATGGAACATGCAGTTTAATACTGAAGAACATCCAGAGATTAAAGGTGACCTAGAGATCAGAGCCCTTGGGAGTTTTAACTTAATTAGTAAGGAACGTAAAGCTCAATCTTTACAAACTTTCTTACAGTTAAGTACTAATCCACAACTGGCCCCGTTGATAAGGCTACCAACCATAGTGAAGGACTTAGCAGTCCAGATGGATATGGACCCGAACGAAGTTCTCAACAGCCCTGAAGAGGCTATGGTATACGCACAGTTAATGGCGATGAACCAAGCAGCTCAAGGTGGAGGCCCTCAAGGAGGAGTATCTGGATCAGTTCCAGCAGCCCCGGGAGAACAAGGATTTACTGGTAACAACGAAGGAGCTGGTAATCCTACAGGAGTGACTGGAGAACAACCAGTCCAATAGAAACAATAAGAAGCCCTAGAGACCCTAGGGTTTCCTTCTAATTATTTTAAATGGAGGAACAATGGATAAGAACAAAATGATGACTAGGCTAATGCCTTTAGTCACAGACTTAAAGTGGGATCACTTGGAGGACTACCTCAACTATGAAAGACATATATTAGTAGAGACCCTTATCAAGTCCACAGATATAAAACAAATTAATAAGATTCAAGGTGAGCTTAGGTTGTTAGACAAACTCTTACAACTTCCGCACACTGTTAAGCAAGTAGCAACCTCATATTAATGAGACTACATATAGGAGTATATAATACATGAGTACAATTGGAAATCCTGAAACTTCACACGGCCTAATTAACCAAGAAGCACATCAGACATCAGAGCCAGCAGTAGACTGGGAGAAGAGATATAAAGACTTACAATCATTCGCGGACAAGACCCGAGTTGGGTTAGAGTCAGAGAACATTCGTTTACGGAAGGCAACCACAGTGTTTACCCCTCCTAAGACAGCGGAAGACTTAGCGTTATTTAGAAATGAGAACCCTGATTGGATGGGAGTAATCGAGACAGTTGCACATGATATTGCATCAAACTCTATTGCCCACTTACAAGAAGACGTTAACAAAGCTAAACAAAATGCAGCGGCTTCTGAGATAGTAGCAGCCCATCCAGATGCGATGGCTATACTAAGTTCTCCTGAGTTCGACCAATGGGCAAACAACCAAGGTCCAGAGATTCGAGTATGGTTACAAGATGAGTTTGATTCCTCTAAAGTTATCCGAGTAATAAACTACTACAAGGCAATGAGCTCTCACGCTCCAGTTGCACCCACACAATACAATGAACCTTCAGCCGCGCAAGCTGTAAGAACCCATGGTAGTGTCGTGACCCCACAGACCGAAGCACAACCTGTTCGGTTTACACGAGAGCAAATCAATCGAATGCACCCAGATGTTTATGAAGCTAACTATGATGCCATTAAGGCTCAAGCTCAATCAGGTGGATTTAACTAAAACACTATTTAAAGGAGATTTAATACATGTCAGGATATACAGGCGGTTCAGCACCATCAGGTGATTCAAGCACACAGGCACATTACTACGGTTCTTCTACTTCAAACTTAAAAGGTCCAGCAGGTAACGGCACGGATCAAGTTTGGGTTCCAGAGATTTTCTCAAAGAATGTCTTAATGCGTTTCCGTCGTGACTCAGTTGCGGAAGGTATTACTAACAACGATTACTTTGGCGAGATTTCAGCCTTCGGTGATACTGTTAAGATTATCAAAGAACCTACAATCACTATCGGCAACTATGCTCGTGGTGACACAATGACTTCTACCTCATTCCAAGATACGGAACATACGTTGGTCTTAGATCAAGCGCATCAATTCCAATTCGAAGTTGATGATTTAGAAGACAAGTTAGCTCACGTTAATTGGGAACAATTAGCAAGTGGTGCAGCTACATACAACATGAAGATGGCTTACGATCTAAACGTTCTTAAGTACTTTGAAGATCAGATGTTAGCTATTCAGTTAGCCAACAAAGCGGTTAACGCAGACTTAAGTACACTTAACAACGTGTTCTATAAAGTAGGTACTGCGGCTACAGCTGTTGCTTCTGATACTACTACTGCTGCTATCAAAACTGAATTAGGTACTACTGCTCCGTGGCTTGTGTCGAATACAGGTTCTGGTACTAACGGTATCGAAGTCCTTTCGTTACTCTCTAAGCTAGGCTTGATCCTAGATAAACGAGATGTACCACAGGAAGGTCGCTTCCTAGTAGCTGGTCCAGAGTTCATGGATTTACTATCAGCAGTTGACTCTAAGTTAATTCACAATGACTACCGTGGTGGTGCATTAGAATTATCTAATGGTCTTGTATCAACAGCTAAGGTTCGTGGTTTTTCAATACATATCACTAACAACGCTACATCTGGTCTATTGATGGCCGGTCACATGAGCGCAGTTGCTACTGCTAACTCTATCATCAACACTGAGAAGTTCCGTAGTCAAACTACTTTCGCAGATGTTGTACGTGGCTTACATGTCTTTGGTCGAGCATTAGTTCGTGAAGAAGCATTAGTTGGCGCATACGTTACTTACTCATAGTAGCTAATTAGAATCAAGGGGGATTCGGGAGAAATCCTGAGTCCCCTTTTCTATATAAGGAGAATAAATATGATAGCAAGAAACAATGCCAAAGTTATACAA